GCCGTCATCATGATAGCGTTGACGTCGTTGTCCGCAGTACCCGGACGCAATTCAGTCTTCGTGAGACGGATTGCAACTGGTTCTAACTGTGGAGGAACGATTAGTTTGCGGCCACGGGCAAAGATTTTCAAGCCAGCCTGATCTTTGAAGTTCGTGCGGACTGCAATCATTGCATTCAGCAAGGTGGCTTCGTTCAAGTCAACCTGAGTCGTTGGCGTGTTAGCAACCGTACCACCGTCAATAGGATGCGCCGTGGAGCAGAGTGCTACACCGTCACCGCCAACTGCTGCGTTGTACGTCGTTGCCGTGTTGAGGATGTTCGCGCCATAGATTTCCTTAGTCTGCTGGAAAGATTCCACGAGGCCAAGGTTGGATGGCATGAACTGGGTCTTGTAGAGGTTATCGTCAATAGCCTTACGGGTAATTGCGTAACCGAGTGCAATTTCCGTATGCTCTTGGTTCCAAACAAAGCGTTCGCCAGCGTTCGAATCAAAAGCGGTCTGGCCGCCTTCGGTCTTAAGCTGTGCGAGGCCGAGGTAGCGCATTTCTGCGGTACGTTCGAGAGCCATTTTCGACTCATGCTTCGTAAAGATTTTGTCGTACTGAGATGAAATCATCTCGTACTTGCCTTCTACCCCGCGTAGGCCGGGAAGGAGAAGGTCACGGATCTGTGAGAGATTAACAGCCATAGTACCTTACTCCTTAGCTGATGCCAGTTGGGCCAGCGCCGTTGCTGCGTAGCCATTCGTTGTTGAAGCCAACAATGACGTTGCAGTACTGCGAGGTTGGATCGCCGCCGTTTTGAACACCAACTTGGTAATCAATGACGACGAATGGGAAGGTTGCAGTCGTCGCAAGCGACGAAAGATATGCACCGGAACGACCCGTTGACGTGTTGCCCGTACCAATGGAGAACTGGGCATATTGGCCCTGAACGCCAGAAGTTTGCGTGGAAAGCGTACCCGTGATTGGGAACGACGACGTGCTGGTCTGGACGATGAAACGAGCGTTTGGATCATCAATGACGTAAGCTTCTACGTCGCCAGTTGCACCGGAGCCGGGCCAATAGCTGGACCAGACCGTGCGGCCAAGAGATGTGTTGAGGTATTTGCAACCAACAAAAATACCCGCGAGGGTCGTTGAGCCGGGCGAAGCCTGAACAATGTAACCGTTGGCGCTGCTTACCGCTGGCATTACTGGATCGCCAGTGTAGATAGCACCTGAACTCGACGCAATACGGCGTACGGATTGAGCGAACGTAGGCGCACCACCCGCACCACCCTGATACTGCGTAAAGCCAAAATACGCTTGCGTATTAGCCATAGCAATTTTTCCTGAGTGATGAGGTTACTATGCGCCAAGCACTGTTAACCCCGACAAGATAACCCGCCTCCCACAGGGCAGGTTAGAGGCAGTCCTCATTCATTAGGAATGGGCATAGCCTCGTAAGACTTTTTCACCTGTGGGCGAACACGAGCATCCTCGCGTGTCATTGTTCCATCAGGCGTGGTACTAAGCTGTGCTTCTTTTGCACGAACTTGGTTCCTTGCACGACGCAATTCTATAGATTTTGCTTCGTCTGTCAACTCCTTAGGACGTTCCATCAAAATCATGCCGTCTCGTTCAATCGTGGCATAGTTGCCGGTAGGCATCATGGCCTTATGACGGGCATCGCGGGTTGCCGGAACAGGCGTCCAGCCAGCATCGGCGAGACGAACCTGATATGATGGATCCTCTTGATTATAAATGGTTTTTCGCTTCCATTCGTATGACCAACCTTCTGGAACCATATAAGGATCAATGAAATACTGATCCGTATTGTCTAGGTCTAAACCCTGACGGTGGGCGCGGATTTCTGCAACGCGCTTGGCTGCACGTTCTGCGGGGCTATCCTCGCGGACTTCGCCACGAACGTCTGGTCGGACATCCGGTTTAACACGTCTTGGTGTGAGTTTAGGCAATTCAGTTTTATCTTCAGCCATTTGGCTCTCCTATCAGTTAAGTTTACCTTCGCGCTTTAACGCGACCATGTTTTTGGCGTAATCTTCTGGTGTCATGCCCATCATCGATGCCATGTCGCGCATTTCTGCGCTTAAACGGACAACTTGGGACTTGCTTGGCGTACCAGAGGCGGTTCGGGTTGTTGGGGCGGCGGCTGGAGCCGTCCGTTTTTGCGTTGGAGCGGCGGCCGCAGACAACGTGACATCCTCACCATCATCTTGAACAACGCGAGGTGGCTTTCTTAGGCCAAGGCGCATTTCAATGTGCTGAAAATACGCGTCAGAATCCAAAACATGGCCTTCACCGACCGCATGATTATGCGCCCGAACCATATCTTCATAACGCTGACGATCGCGAATTACGTCGGGATTTTGTCGAACCCATGCCGCCGACCGAGGCGATAGTTGTGAAGCAATTTGTTCAACAATATCATTGGTTTGCGGTTGTGGGTTCTTTAGTTTTTCTTCTAAAGCATCCTTACCGTTCTGCAATTGAAGCAATTTAGCAGCATTAATAGACAATTGTTCTTGAATATTGGCCGCCGCATCGTAATCACCCGCAGCCATTGCTTCTTTATAGTTGCGTTTTAGTGCTTCTGACCCTTGCTTTACGTTATCCATAGCACCCTTAATCATAATAAGGTTGCTATCCTGTATCTCTACAGCGGCTTTTTGGACGTTTTGTTGGGCTTGATGGGCGCGAGTTTCTGCTTCTAAACGAAGTTTCTTCTCTTGCTCCAACATAGCTTTAAGTTCCGCAATGCCATCTTCTGGCGTCTGCGAATCATTATCTGCTACTTTTGTTTCTGGTTTGTTCTCCTCAACAGTTACCTCTGGGGCATCATCAAGGACAATATCTTCTTCTACTGCTGGTTCCATGTGCTTATTCCTTACCAAACCGCGTCAGGTGCCGGAATCCGGCCACGGATATCTATGTCGCGCAAAACACGGCACTGAACGCCATGCACATTCATCGACCAGCCATCAGAAGGGCGATAAAAAACCCAATCGTTGACATTTACTTCAACGCCCTTGAACCAGTCTTGGTCATCGTCAACAAATGCTAACGGGCCTTTTTTAACTACAAGGCCAACCTTGCCCTGATATTTGTCTTCCTCAACGTACTTATCCGTTAAGTGAATGCCGCTTTTTGTCTTGTTTGGGCGAACATATGTTGCAATTAGAACGTGCGTGTTAAACACTTCGATGCCGCTAATGTCGCCAAGTTCTTTAAGAATAGATTCCTTTGGGTCTACGTCATGGTGCATCCGTGTATACGGCATGTTTATCCTCTTTCACCTGATTGGATGTTGCTATCTGCTTCGGACATAAGTTCACGGGCCTTGTTCAAGCCGCGAATCACGCCAGTACGAAATTTGTAATCTTTGATGTCTTCGACGGTGCCGTTCATAAGAATAGCAACCTCGTCGGCAATCGCCTCGTCGATGAGGCGTCCGGTTTCGTATTCAAGAAGGCTGCTATATGTTTGTACCATGCGGTATATATACACACCGCACGGTATCTATTCCTATGCCTGACTTAAAACCTAAACAGGTTATTTAAGGCCGTATTCCTTGATCTTCTCTAAACGACCAAGACCGCCACCAGCAGCGTTATCAATAACGTGCATGGTCTTCATACCAGCAGGAATCTTGCCACCGTGTTTGCGACCCATAGGAGGCATACCCGGACGACCAGCACCCATCGGAGGCATTGCTGGTGCGCCGCCCATTGAAGGTGCGCCCATTGGCATTCCCTGTGGTGGCATTGGAGGTGCCACTGGAGGACGTGGAGGCATTGGCAATCCACCCATTGGAGGCATAGCAGGAGGCATATTACCTGCGCCGCTATGCGGGTGAATCATAATATTGACATTGGTCTTTCCCTTACCAAGCGAACCGCCACCCTTCTTAGCCGTACGACCACCATCGGCGCCCGGAACTTCATGCGGGTAACCCTTGCGTACATACAAGCCACGACCAGCTTCTCCGCCATCTGCATGGTGCATACGCTTCAATGTCTTAGCTAAGTTAGCTTTTTTAGCTAACTTTGGATTTTCGCTGTGAGAAGCCTTTTCCAATTTCTTGGCAGGAATTTTTTCACCAGCGGGAACATGAAGTGCCTTATGAAGCGAACCCGGATGCTTAATAGCACCTTGAATCCACTTGGTTGATCCGCCTTCAGCCTTCTTTGGCTTAGCTTCACCACCCCAACAATGTTCTGCACGGCCACCGCGCTTTAATCCGCTAGATGTAAAACTTTCATTTTGATCATCATTGATTTGTTTGCCACCCATTAAAGGATTAGCTGATGCTTTACCTTTAGAAGCGGCGGTTTTTTCTTTTACCGAATCTTTTAATTTTTGACGAAGTATTTTCCAATCCATCAAATTTGGATCAAGGTCGCCGCCTTCTGCTTTGCCTGTACGAGCAGATGGCTTAACCATTTTGCGAATGAGAGCCTTATCTGCCGCTTCATCGGGGTGTGCTGCGCCGCCCTTTTTCATTCCTGTATTTGGGTTTGTCGTTGGCTTTGGACCAACGTACTTAACTGGCTTATCAGCAGGGCGAGGCGTAGGCATAGGAACCTTAGCATAGCTAGTTCCCATAGGCATATTGCGAGGCATATTGCCCGTCATCTGCGTAATTTCGTCTGCGCCATAGTTACGATCCGCAAAATCACCTTCTGGTCCACCACGGGCCTTCTTGTGAATCTTGCCACCACGCTTCATGCCGCCGACCTTCTTGACACCAGCGCGTTCATCGTTAGCCATCTTGTCGTCGCGGTTAATGAAACCGTCTATCGACATTGCGCGGCCACCCTCTTTACGGGCTTTACGGTCAGCGCGTTTCTTGGCGTGTTCGCCGTGAACCTTGCCACCAGACTTATACTGGCGCTTACTTACAGGACGCATACCGTTCTGCTTGTCAGCTTCAAGCATTTCAGGTGGCGACCACGAGGAGGAGTCAACTTTAGTATGAGGCTCACCGCTCTGGATGCCCTTCAACTTCTTGGCTGCACCCTCACGGGCCTGTTTAAGATACTCATGCATAAGTCTGCTCCTTCACTGCGCGTCCGCAGGTGTAATAAGGGAATATTAGCCTATTTGCCGTATTTGCACAATAGATGTTC